GCCACACTGGGGACAAGTTTCCTCGATAGTATTCACTTTCTTTTTTCTGAAAATCCGGGAAGGAAGTTCGGTCGTTCTCTGTATGACACCCGTGCCGTGACAAGCACGGCACAGGGCTACTTTGGGGCTCTTCTCTACATTCTGTATCATACTCTTTATTTTTAGGATTCTGTCATACCCAACGGGATGGGCTTCCACATCCCGTTATTGTCTCTTATCTCAGCTCTGATGAACTGCTTGCTCACCTCCGGTTGGTAACTCTCCTCGATGATGCGCACGCCTTCCATGAAACGCTCGTCACCGGTTTCCATCGCTACCTTGCGCAACTGAACGATGCGCGAGGCTTTCAACGTTCCTTTGGCATCACGTGCCAACAGGCGGAGAACCATGCTCACCAGCGCCTTGGTCTTTTCGTCCTTGGCGAGGCTTTCGATATATTCCTTCACGATGGCAATTCCGTCCTCCACCGTATCACGGTAACCGTCTGTCACATACACACCCAACGTGATACGCTTGCTTCCCTCGCTGTTGGTGAATGTGTGACTGCGCTGATCGTCCTTTGCTTTCGTCTTGAACAGGTCGGACTTCATTTCAAGGATGGTCTTGAAATTCTCCATCACCGTCCGCTTGCTCTCCTTGATGCGCTCGCTGATACCCTGCAACACCGGAATAGAGCGTTCGATCTCCTCGTCCACCATCTGCTTATACATCTCGCGGTCGGCTCTCGCCTTCTCCTCCGCAACTTTCTTGGCTTTCGCCTGACGGAAGGCATCAAACTCCGCCTTCTCGGTTTCCGTCATTACGACGGTCTGGTTCTTCTTTTCCATAATTCAAATCGTTTTTGTTGTTAATCCATCAATTCTCATACTCCTCACCATAATCTGGCGTTTCCAACTCGCTTTCCAACAGGGCTTCCTCATATTTCTCATAAGACCACTCGTTCAGCCTGTTGAAAAACTCTTCCCGATCATCCCGGTCCATTTCCGGGAACACGTCAAGTATCTGGTTCTTGACATTCTCAAGCAGTTCATTAAATCTCTTATCCATATCCGTCAATTTTTAGGAGCTTTGGTGTTTATGAGCATATAGGTCACCGCCGCCGGTTGTTTTACTTCCTCTTTCTTTTTTTCCTTGAGCCCGCCCTTGCGCCGGATAGAGCGCAGCTTTACAGCCAGTTGTTCCAGTTCGTCCGAAGAGATTTGACTGAACGCCTTTCCCGCAATCCGGGGATTCCGGCAGAAGTCATTGACACGCACCCAGTCCGAAGTGTCGATTCCCATTTTTTGCATGAGTCTCAAACACACGCTGCGCCAATATTTAAGTTCCTCCTGCATCTTCTGACGACGCTCGTCCACACCGGCCAATTTCTCCAATCCCTCACAACAGGTCTTATATTCAAGCCTCGTCATTTCACGAAGACTGTCTGTCCGGTTCCATGTATACTGCAACACGATGGACTTCTTGAACTCTTCCCGGTCTCCGTTGAACGGCAGCTTGTTGAACAAAGCATAAAACCGGGCGAAATTGGTTACTTCCTGTGCCATATCATCCTTTCACTTTTTTCTCCACCGAAAGGATAGCCAGACTTATCATCATAAGTTTTACAGACTGACTGTCCTCCTCAAGCAAATCAATATCCGCAACCACAGGCTCACCGCTCATGGCGTTCCATACTTGCTCTACCTCTTCCGTCTTCTTTTGGTTCATCAAAAAGAGATACGCATCATACTCGGAACGATCAAACTCAAATACGACCTGAACTTTCTGTTTTTCTTCCATAGTTCCTATCATTTATTGTTTTCTTTCTTCGTTACTTCATATCCTTTTTCTTTAAGATACGTTGCCACATAATCATCATTGCCAAGGTCATTCAGCACATCAAAAAGATAACTTGACACATACCCTGCAACGGCATGTGCCGATGCATAATCAATTTTTTCAGAGATAAACTCCACCTTCTTGGTTCTACCCAATCCTCGAAATGCTTTTTCAATGTCATTCATAATTCTATATTTTAAACTGTTATTCAAACAATACTTTAATGCCGCATGAACTCGCCACGTCAAGTTCCAGCTTCGCGCCTTTACTCAGTTCCCAGTCCTTCAGCATATAGATATACTCACAATCCAGAAGCAGGGCGATATCCGCCCGCATGTGCTCTCTCCAATGGGCCTCATCCGGTAGCCCGTTCTTAAAAGGATTGACCGGGGAAAAGCCCATATTTCTCAAATTCTGTTCCGCATTGGCAAACGCACCCTTGCGCTCGTCAATGTTATAGTGGGCTATTGCCCCGCTGATGTAAACCTTGTCTTTTTCCATATCACAAATTATTACTCGTTTGAATGATTCCTTCTTCCCACACCACATAATAGCTGCCGGCCTCACCGATGGCACGGCCTTGGCAATACGCCTTGTAACCGACCACCCGGATCTTCATGTCGCAGATATAACGCAAACGGATCGCACCGCCTCCCATCGGCTGGCTCTTCTTTTCCTGGCTGATCCAGATGAAGCACTTTTTCGGGAAACGCTTCATCAAGGCTACCGCATCCGGATACTCCCATTCCGACACCTGATACGAATCCACGATGATAAACTTCGGGGACTTCGGCCTCTTCAATCGGTCTATCAGTTCCTCATAGGTCTCGTCCACAACCACACGGAACTTGCCTTGCACCTCGTTCATCTTCAAATATTCCACACGGCGTTGGAATGTCTGGTTCACG